GGGACACCCAATACAAAATTAAACTCGATGGTCGAGGATCTGTTCTCGGAATGGTCGGACCGTCGGAACTGCTCGATGTCCGAGAAGATTTCTTTCTGGGATGCTCAGAGGATATTCGTCACAAGGCTATTGAGGGACGGCGAGGTATTGGTTCAGAAGGTGAACGGCGGACCGTGGGGATTCGCCCTCCATTTCATCGACGCGGACTATCTCGACGAAACCTATAACGAAATCAACAACTCCACCGGCAATCGCATCATCATGTCGGTCGAGGTGAACGAGTGGGGGAAACCTGTCGCCTACTGGCTGACACCGCCGAGACTCGACTATCTGTTCCAACCCGTGACGGAAAGAAGGGAGCGCGACAGGAAGCGCGTCCCCGCCGATCAGTTCATCCACGCCTTCTTGACCTACGACGACCCCGAGGCGACACGCGGGAAGACCGCGTTCCATTCGGCGCTGACCGCGGCGAAGGATGCCGAGGGATATAAGATCGGAGTCATCAGTTCGGCGAGAGCGGCGGCGTACTCCTTCGGGATGTTGCGTCCGCCGATGGACGACACCGAACAGTTCTACGGCGAAGGGACACAGGCTCCGATGGAGGTCGCACTCGAACCGCTGACCATCCAGGAGATTCCGCCAGGGTACGAGTTCGTGCAGTTCGCCCCGAAACAACCTACACAGAATCACGCGCAGTTCTACCAGTCCATAATGCAGGACCTTGCGATGAGTCTCGACCTCCACTACTTCTCCCTCTCGGGTGATCTGTCGGCGGTCAACTATTCAAGCGCCCGCGTCGGACTGCTCGAGGAGCGGGATGTCTGGAAGGATTTGCAACGCGTCGTGATAGACCAATTCTGTCGCGAGATTTTCAACGCGTGGCTAGAAGCGCAAATCCTTAGAGGAACGATATCACCGGGCGACGCTCAAGCGGTCAACCGTCCGACGTGGAGACCGAGGGGATGGCAATGGGTGGACCCGCAGAAGGAGGTCAAGGCGAAGGTCGAGGCTATCCAGGCGGGGCTCACAACGTACACGTCGACGCTCGCGGAACAGGGGATAGACCTAGAGGAGCATCTGCAGACGATAAAGGCTGAGAGGGACTTGGCGGCGTCGTACGACGTCGACCTGCTCGACCTCGGCGGAGAAAAGGAAGAGGCGACGCAAGCGCCGCCTCCCGTTCCAGACATCGAGGAAGATTAGACCCCGAACTGAAAAGCAATCTCAGACAACAGATCGAGCTCCTCTCTGCGGGAGCTCGTTCTGTACCATCTCTGCGGATTGAGTTCAAAGTGGACGATGCCGACCGACGGCATACGAACCCAAAGAGTTTTCTCCGACCCCTCGCGTTCGAGCGCTACGTGGGAATCGGTGACCGGTATCCATTTGAACCCCGCCTCGGTCAACGCGTCTAGCGCCTCCGCGCTCAGACTCTGTTCAAACTTCTCAAGACCTTTCCGCATATTCTCGCGATGGTCCATCTTCTGTCTCTCCGCCTCGTCGTGTATCTCCGCCTGGCGGATCTGCACAAATTCCTCGACCAATACTCTTAATTTGTCTGTGTTCATATTCTGCCTCCAAAGATTCGGCAGTTTTTTGTTTGGATCTGCCAACCGAGATTGTTATACCTGGCGCATATTGAAAGTCGCAACTGCGTTTTCAACCCAACGCACCTTGTCTTTCCACGTGCCGATTATTCTCATCGGAACCGTCTTGCCGGTGACCGTCTCGACAATCACCCGATAATCGCCAAGCGTGATGCTCTTGATTGTGCATCTGTTCGGCGTTGTTTCCGTGCGTGTGTATCTGGTCATTTTCGTCTGCCTCCGCGTATCGGCGCCCCGTTATGTAAGCAATACTAAACCTAGGTTTCTACATTGTCAACAACAAAATCGCATATTTTGAAAATAGTTTGTAACCTATTGAAACTAAAGGGTTTAGGAGTTAGTGCCAAACGGCACTACAGATTTAAAAATCACCGCTCGCAAATTATTGAAAACAAAGAAGTTACCGAGTTAGTGCCAAGTGCCATACTATAGGGAGTCGGCACTTCGCACTAACTCAAAATCCGACCATCTGAAAAGTGTTATAATCGCCCTCGAAACCTGCGGGTTTTTTGTGCTTATGACCGAGAAGAAAATCACCGGTAAGGTGTTCAAACGAACGGGGACTTTCGAGAGGGTGGATCAGGGCGACCGACGCGTCGACTTGGCATTCGCCTCGGACAAACCCATCGGTCACGAATTCGGAGCGCTTGTGCTTTCTATGGATGAGGCGGCCGTCAGGCTGGACCGTCTGAGAGCGGGTGCTCCTTTACTCGTGAACCACGACACGGACGACCAGGTCGGCGTCATCGAAGACGTCAGACTCGGAACGGACGGAGTCGCCAGGGCGACGGTTCGATTCTCCAAATCTGCGCGTGGCGAGGAAATCTATCAGGATGTGGTCGACGGAATCCGTCAGTCCGTCTCGGTGGGATTCGTCGTGCATCAGATCGAGGAGGTCAGGACCGCGGAAGGTGAGCGGTATTACCGCGCCACCGAATGGGAACCACTCGAGGTCTCGATAGTTTCCGTGCCCGCCGACTATTCGGTCGGCGTCGGTCGTTCGATGGACATCGACGAGGAGAAACAAATGAACAAAGAAGACAAGACCCTCGAAGAAGTCAAGGAGCTCCTGGCGTCAGTCAAGGAAATGCTCTCGGACGACACGAAGGGAGAGGATTACAAGGAAGTCGGAACCGAGGAAGAAATGACCGGGGAAGACGAAACCAAAGAGATTGCGCCTGAAGAAGAGGGCGAGATTACAACCGAAGAGGAAGAAGATATGGAAAACAAAAACAACCAGACCGCCAGCCGCGCCGCGGAGATGGTGGAACTCGGTCAGGTCTTCGGCGAGGTAGAACTCGCCCGCGATCTGGCCCTCCAGGGCAAAGGCGTAGAGGACCTCAAGTCCGCAATCGCCGAGAAGAGAGCGGCATCGACCGCCAAGGTTCAGAACGTCGCCCCTGCTGTTGAAGCAGTAAGGCAGAACGGAATCGGACCCGCTCACACCCCCGCGTTCAACGGACGCCTCAAAGCGTTCAAATCGGAGCGCGCCGCATACAACAGCGGAAAGTTCCTGCAAGCAGTCCTCGGAAAAGACGAGGCCGCTATGCGTTACTGCAAGGAGCAGGGACTCATTCGCGCACACAGCGGAGAGGTGAACAGCGCAGGCGGAGCGCTCGTGCCCACGGAGTTTGAAAACGCCATCATCGACCTTCGCGTCGAGTACGGTGTTTTCCGCGCCAATGCGAACGTGGTCCCGATGTCGTCAGACGTCAAGATCAGACCTCGCAGAAACTCGGGACTGACCGCCTACTTCGTCGGTTCCGGCGACGCTATCACCGAATCCGAGAAGACCTGGGACAACGTCTCGCTGGTCGCGAAGAAAGTCGGTGTGCTCGCAAAGTATGAGAGCGAACTGAACGAAGACGCGATCATCTCGATTGCCGACGACCTCGTGAACGAAATCGCCTACGCCTTCGCACAGAAGGAAGACGAGTGCGGATTCAACGGAGACGGAACCTCGACCTTCGGCGGAATCGTCGGAGTTCGTGAGAAGCTCAAAGGACTCTCTGGAACGATTGCGAACATCGCAGGACTCCAGGTCGCAAGCGGAAACGCCTACAGCGAAATCCTTCTCGCCGACCTTCAGGGTCTCATCGGTAGACTTCCCCAGTTCGCACGTCGTGCTGGTGGCAACAAGTTCTACTGCTCGCAACAGTTCTACGCGACGGTCCTCACCAAGCTCGCCCAGGCGGTCGGCGGTGTGACCTACTCGGAAATCTCGGGAGCCCTTCAGCCGACATTCTTCGGAGTGCCGGTCGAAATCACCGAGGTGATGCCGAGCGTCGAAGCTAACAGTCAGGTCTGCCTGCTCTACGGTAACCTGGCAATGGCGGCGATGATGGGTGACAGACGCGGCGTCGAGATTTCGATGAGCGACAGCCACAGCACCGACTTCGCGTCAGACGTGATGGCGGTCAGAGGAACGCAGAGATTCGACATCAACGTCCACGACGTCGGCAACGCAAGCGGAACCGCTTCGGAGCGACTCGGTGGACCGATCGTCGGACTCATCACAGCGGCGGCCTAACCAAGCGGGGGAGGACAACCTCCCCCGACTTTGAAAATCTCTAGAGAGGAATAGAAAAATGAAACAGTTACAAGCAATCAAGACTGTGTACATCACGAAGCCCGGCGCAATCGTTGACGACGCCGCCTTCACGACCGACACAATCGACACCAAAGGATTCAAGTCCGCCCGCATCGTGGTCGGACTTGGCGCTCTCGACATCGCTGTGGCCGCTATGAAAGTCCAGCAGTCGGACGCTTCTAATATGGCAAGCGCGACGGACATCTCAGGCGCAGACTTCTCAGTCTTGCCTTTGACCCTTCCGAGCGCGACGGATGACAACAAACTCTACGCGATCCACATCGACCTCAAAGGCAAGAAGAGATACCTCGACCTGACCTTGACGGGTGGCGACGGTTCCAACGGAACCTACGCTGTCTCCTGGGTCGATCTCTACGACGCGGAAGAGTATCCGAACACCGCCGCAGAAAGAGGATTCGCTCAAGAAGCGTTTGTCTAATCTATGAAGCTCAGATTCTTGAAGAGTCAGGGATACAACGGAGAGATTGTCAGGGCGGGCTCGGTACGCTCTGACATCTCCGAGTTCTGGGCTCAGAGGTTCATCGAGCAGGGGATAGCGGTCGTCGAAGAGACACCGAAGAAGAAGACCGAACCGGTGAAAACCGAGACGGTTGAGACACCGAAGAAGAAGACGGCGAAGAGGAAGAAGTGATAGACACATCCGATCTCACGTTCCAATTCAGCACCAACGATTTCGCGCAGGAAGCGACCTTCACGGTCTCGGGAAACGCGATAGAGGCGAACGGGTGGTTGGATGAGCCGACAGGCGATTCGGGGATAACGGACATCAACGTCGAGGCGGTGATGCCGACATTCACAGGAATGACGACGGACCTCTCGGGAGTGACGAGAGGGGCGACGATGACGACGGAAGGGAAGACCTTCACGGTCGTTTTCGTGAGAAGCGCCGGGACGGGTGTCTCGGTCTGCTATTTGAAATAAACAATGAGCGAGCCCGCAATCAAAAGACAGGCGATAGTCGACGAACTAGTCGCTTTGTGCGAACTGATAACGACGGCGAACGGCTACAGGTCGAACGCGGGACTGTCGGTCGGAGACTGGCAGTTGCATTGGCACGAGGCGGAACTCCCCGCCATCTCGGTCTGCGACGTCGAGGAAGACGTTCAGACGGATATCGTGGACGAGTTCATCGACATCTACAGATTGGCGGTTGTGATCCGCGTCCAGTTCGCCGCGGAGACCATACCGAGCGAGGCGCGGAAGGTAATCGCCGATGTTCTGAACGCCATCGGGACGAACCCGAGGCTGACGGTGGACGATACACCGCTCGCGCACAAACTCGACGTGAGACGGACACAGCTCATACAGTCGGAAGATTCGCACCAGATAGGTGCAGGAGCAGTCGAGCTCGATATCTACTATTCGAGCGAGCGCTTCAGTTACACATAAACGAAGAGGAGAATACAAGACGATGGCAAACTTGACAGCAGTCAATGAGGAAATATTGAGAGACCTTGGCGTGATTGACACGCTCGGTGTCTATGAAAAAATTTGCAACATCGGCGGATATGGCGTTTCGGGCAATTACAGACCGACGCTCGATCTGAACGGATTGGATGCGGAGAAGAAGGCGGCGGTCGATAAAGTCATCGCTGATGGCCTTCCCTCGAAGTCCAGCACCTACACCAAGAAAAGCGAGGATAACTAACAATGCCAGGAACAGCTACAAATTTCTCAGTCACAACCATTAAAGCCGGGACACCCGGTCAACTCTGGGCAAACCTCGCGATTCCAGCCGCGAGTGGAAGACTCACGCTCGACACCGACGGAACACCTGACGCGACCGCCAACCCGAACGCCGTCCATCTCGGGATGACCAAGGAAGGCGCGACCTTCACGTTCAAGCCCTCGGTCGAAAACTACTACGCCGACGAATTCCGTTCGCCCATCAAGGCGGTCATTGCGGAAACCGAAGCGATGATCTCCGCGGAACTTCTACAGGTTGAAGACTTCACGGTATTGACACAGATCACCAAAGGGTTCGGAACCTACGCCACGGCGTCGGGATACAAACAGCTCACGATGGGCACGGGCACTTTGACCTACACCTCGCTCGCGCTCATCTGGCCGACCGAGGCAGACGAGACAAAGTTCGCAATCGCACATCTCTATAAGTGCTACAATGAATCCGGCATCGACGGTCTGACCATCGGTCGCCAGAATCAAGGCGGGCTCGCCGTATCCTTCCGCGGTCTCGATATCACGACACGCGCCAAGGCAGACACCTTGGGTAACTATTGGATACAGATCCCCGCCTAATAAAAGGAGCGGATATCTAGTCAATGGCTAAGAACAAATCGGCGGCAGAACTTTATCGTTCACAGAAGGCGGAGCGTCCTA